TTCACAATTTGATTTTGAAGTTCTGTTGGGTCATTTTGAGCTAAATCCATTAATCTTAATGGATCTAATAATTGACTTGATGTAACCCCCAATCTTTGTAATGATGCCGCAAATTCAATAGCACCTTCAGGATTAAACACTTTATCAACAACCGTAAATATACTCTGCATATTAACACCTAATCTTGATGCCTGAGCTGCCATTTTTGCCAAACCTTTAACACCACCCTCAAAATTATAAAGATTCATTTTATCCAAATTACCAACAACTCCTTCAGATACCGCAGCAACTGTGGTTCCAGCTTGTTGTGCAATTTTAACAACATCCATCATTTGATCACCAACACTTGCTATACTAAAACCAACATCTCTAAATTTAGTGGCCAAATCACCTTGTTTAACTCCCGTAACTTCTGCGGTTGCGGCAAAATCGGCTAAAACATCACTACTAACCATCATATTAGTATTCATGCTTTCACCTAAGGTCTTCATAGTTTCGGCAACATCTCCAACATCAAGACCCATATCAACAAACTTTGGGATAGCGTCAGCAACAGTTTGGGTTAATTCTCCCGCCCTTTCTTTACTTATTCCGAATGTTTTTACTAATTTTGTCGCCTCAGCATCTAAATTTCCTAAGGCATTTAAAATACCTTTTGGTCCTATCTGTTCATTTATTTGTAATAATATTTTTGATACACCACCTAATGGGTCGGTTAATATTTCACCTATATTAGATATTGTTGTATCTAAATTAATTAAATCATCGTTTAATTTAGTGCTCGTACTTTGATCAGCATTAGTCGTTCCAACTATATTATTTACCGGTGATGAAGGAGGTGCAAACATATTAACTTTAGTATTTTATAATAAATACCATTTATTTATCTTTTTTATGTTCTTCAATGATCTTATCTACAAGATATCTTCTTACATAAGTTGGCATTTTTAAATAATCGGTATAAGATGTTCTTAACATCTTTGCCAACAGATAAAATTCATCTAATATAAATTTGGAGTAATCAGAAGAAAGGCCGAAAAAACTCCACCCCAAAAGCAATGTTCACCATTACTCTTTCTCCTGACGGGGCTATAACTTCTTTTATAAGGTCTAATCTTGGTTCATTTGATAACATGAAATTTTTAATGTGTTTAGAATCCATAATTGGCATATTTTCAACAAACTTACTAATATCACCTCTATCTGAATTACCATCAATCTCAACAATCATTTTTGACAATCTTAATGTTGCTAAAGGTGCGGTTCTTCCGTTAGGATATTCACTAACAATTCTTTCTATATCAATAGCATCTCTCATAGTAAGAAATCGTAACCTTACTTTAGATCCTGTTCTTGGTAATTCCGTACTTAAATAACCATCATTATCCGGTTCAACACTAACTTTATTGATATTTAACTCATCAAGTAAAATATTAGCATTAAACTCTTTATTCGTTTGAGGATCAATAACGCTTATAACATATTCGGGACCAAATGATGTATTTCTTAAAAAGATCAACAACGCCTCAATGTCACCGTCTAATAAATCTTCAGGTCTAATATCCGACTCATATAACTTATTTTTTAATAAAGGTAAAACAATTGATTCCTTAATTGTTTTGTTTGGATTCATATTCAAAAGTGTATTTTCGTCAGAGGCGGTTAGATAACCTACTTTTACACTTTTCTTTTTAGACGTATAATATTTACCACCAGATGGTAATGTAACAACATCGTGAGGTAAATTAAAATCCATTTGACCATATTGTTTTGAATCGTTTTCCATAATTGTTTTTTTACTTTAAATATAAAATGGTTTACTTTTTAGTAAATAAAAAACCTATACAGATTTCTCCATATAGGTTTAATATAATAAGTGTGTTTAATTCTTAGTAAACCAAGATACATCTATCCATACGAAGAGTTGCTGTAATATCAGCTAACGCATCTTGAGAATAAGATAAAGCTCCAAAGTTTACGTCTGTCATAAATGTACCTTCTAAAATCCATTTTTCCACAACAACTCCTGTTGGATCTAACATTTCTAAATCAACGTTCTTTTTATAACCAGCAGCATAACCCATACGACCTGTTACAGATTCAGCACATAAACGAACCCATTCCATCAATGCTTGAGCTGCTGAAGGACCAATAGGATCTCTAAATTTAACTGTAATAGGATCCCAATTAAATCGTCCTGCAACAAAAGTAGATGTATTTAAGAATTGTATTTCAGTTGAACCAATTTTTATTGATGGTCTTGAAGCACTTTCCACGAACCACTCATTAATTCCTAAATTACTAGGAAACCTAAGTATGAATCTATTCTGGCGTTTCGGTTCATACGGAACTGGCATTTTCATCAGTAAATCAGCCATAATTTTTTGTTTTAGTTTTTAGTTTATTTTTATTATAAATATATACCAAACAAAAAATTTCTATTTACTTTTACTTTTTTTTGAATAAATTACATATATTACCAGTTATTACTAGATTTTATTAATTAATATTTTCTTTTAATTCCTCCTGATGTGAGATATGTTTGTAAAATATCTTCTTCTTTATCTTTAAAATGATTTTTCATAGTTTCTACATTCTTTTCATCGTCATCTGAAAAACCAATAAATGGAGTAAAATAATTACTTATTTTGTTTTTCATAAATGCTTTTCTCTGCAGATTATGTGATATCTGTTTAACATATCTTATAAATTCTTCCATTGCAACAATTTTACCTTTTTCAGGATTTGCCTCTGAACCAACACCAAAAGACACAGGATGAAAACGACATAAATCTAAATAACTTCGTATTAATTTATCTTTAGTTAATTTTTCCTCATCAGCCAAGTCACGATATTTTAATAAATTTTTTACTAATTTATTTGAATCAATTCCGTGTTTATTGGATTTAATCAATTTATAAACCGCCGCTTTAAGAACTGATGGTGTATGACCTCTTGCAGTAATAATTGAAAATATTGATCCGTTATTAATTGCTTCCACAAAATCAGGCCATGCCGGTCCTACCGGTGAAACCATTGAATCAATTAAAAATTGATCGTCATGAGTCACACCAAACTCTATGTAAGCATCTTTTGCAGGACCTACTATAGTTCGTCCTTTATAATTAAAGGATTTTTTACCAACTAATTCTCTAAATTTGGCAAAATCTTTTGTGGTCATCCCAACAACATTTCCTTTATCGTCTTTTAAACGAATAAAAGTTGGCATATACATTAGATTGTCGTCCCAATCAAACGCATAATATTTCATTACCGGAGTTGAATTGTCGTTAACAATTTCACTAATAATTTCTCTAACTAGTTGTTTATGTTCCATATTTTATTTACATTTATAAATACAAAGGTAATAAAAAAAGGGAGAACTTGTCTCCCTTTTCCTATTTTTTTTCATTTTTTTGATTAAATATCCTCAAATGATGCTCCTGTTGGTGTAATATAGAAGGTAATATCTATAAATTCTAAGGATCTTGTAGGTTTAATATAAATTTTACCTGTCATTTGATTTCTATCTAAATCAGCCACATCTGAAGAAACTGTTACTCGGAAATCATATAAACCTCTATCTCTTCTGATAGCGTCTAATATTGGATTTACTGAGTTCAAGAAATCTTGTCTTACTTGTTCGTCATTTTGGTCAAACAATAATCTTACAGATACTGCTGAAATCAATTTACGAGCTTGTAATAACAATCTTCTTACGTTAATTCTGTCAAGAGCAGATTCTCTAACTTGTAAAGTTTTGTTACCCCAAATTACAGTACCAACATCAGAGAAGGTTGCGATTGGGTTAATTCTACCTTGGTAAAGAGTATCTCTATCTTCTTGAGTTAACTTCTTACGTGCTTTGATTGAGTTTACGATACCTCTTGTGTAACCTGCTGCTGCGAACCATGGGAAAGCAATGTTATCGGTTAACGCCAAGTTTCTTGTTACCTCAGCCGTTGCTGGAATATAGATTTGTGTATTGTTTACTGTATCACGAGTTAACACCCAAGGGTAATAAGTTGCTGTATAGTTAGAGTCAATTCCTGTTTGTTCTAAGTTATCAACCGCTTCTTGAGGGTAAATCATACCATCACCACCTGTTGTTGTAGGTAAGAACAAGTTGTAGTCAGGTGTTGTTGTAATATAAAGTGAATCCGCTCTATCGTTTTCAATCATATCAATTGTTGATTCAACTAAATCACTATTATTAACATAATCAATACCCGGAGAAACAAATACATTGATGTTAACCGCTTCAGGGTTAGCAAATGTTTGAATACCTAACAAGTATGCGTAGTAGTCAGTATTTGCGAAATCTTGAGTACCATCACCAACTGCGATTTGTTTGAATGCTCCCCAACCAACTGCGTTTGGATATCTATTATCAGGACAAGCACCGTTCAAGTAACCTGTTCTACCTAATACATATCTATCGCTATTAGTTCTATGTTCTCTATAAATGTCCCAACCATCAAAACCACCTTGTACTAATAAAGTGAACTTTCTTGAGTAAATTCTGTAGTAAGGGTTTGTAGGGTTATTTGGTTCAGATGAGAAATTAGCATCACCCACGTCAAATCTTGGAGTACCCGATGTAGTAAATGCGTCCGAAATAGTTATACCGGAAGCGTCTTTATCCATGTGGAAACCTTTTGATCTGTAGTTCCATTCACCACCTTCAAGATCACAAGTTGAAATAGGATTTTGTTTACCAACATATTCAAAGTAATTACCGTCCCAACTATTATTATTGGAAATACCTAAGTACGTTCTTCTAACATTATCACCAGGACTTTGGATTGGTGCTGCGAATGGTGGATTAAATATTACCTCACCTGGGAAGTCATATTTTGTTTTATAAACAGGGAATGGTGAAGTTGCCGAACCATAAGTTCTAAAGTTAAATCCTTCAAAACCACAAGGTAAAGCATCTACAGGAGCATCTTCATTCATTTCTACCATTACATAAGTAGAGTTAAGTTGATACTCACCATCTAATGTACCTATTTTCTTAGCGATAAAATTATTTTGACTTGGATTCATACTACAGTTTGTAAATTTCTCTACAACAACCGGGTTTGTATCTGTATCATAATAATCACGGATAAACACATCAAATGTACCATTTGCGAATGAAATGTTTCCGATAGAAATTTTAATCTCATAGTTAGCAGCGTCCCCATCGGCAATAGTGTAAAACTTGAATAAGTTATAAACTTTAGTACCTCTAAGTTCAGATACAACCCAAGGAGAGCTTGGAGTTTGATATCTATCTAAATACCACCCAATTGAATCGGATGCGTTACTTTGTGCTGAATCCAAATCAACTAACACAGGTTTTAAACCTCTAATGAAACCTTTTCTCCATCCGTAGTTTAATAACGCTTGGAATCTTTCCTCAACAAATAAAGGAACTACAGTTCTTGGTTTTGCAAAATTAGTTGTTCCAAATACTTTTGTTAAATACTCAGCATCTGATGTTGAGAATGACGCTTCAAAATTAAAGTTAACACCATCATTATTTGTTACATTTATACCAAATGGTAAGTATGGATTTTGTAATACTCCAGCATATTGACCTGTCATATCTAAAGACACATTATTCAAATTAGATACTTCATAAACAGGATTGTTACCATTTACGTATGTTGAAATACCTCTCGATCTAAATGTTGCTACAACCATATCGTCATAATTAGTATATGAAGTACCGGTATAGTAGTAGATTACACCCATTACAGATCCTGAGTAACATTCAACAGGAACAGGAATTGTTGTC